AAGAAATTATATTCATTTTGAATTTTTGTTATATAATCCATAATATTATCTTTTCACCCATGTCTCGAAATTTACACCAGACCAAACAAAACCTTGTTCTATCTTGTAGACTTCATAGGCCTCTAATACTGTCATAGTATCATCAAATCCATTGTCCAACATCTCAACTAATTCTTCTACAGTTTTGCCAAAGAACTTTGCACGTTTATTTAAAACTGTCATTGCACCTTTAATTTTCATTATATTTGACCTTTCATTTTAACTATATCATCTGGACGAGTAGTCATTTGCATTAACGCAAATCCCTCTTCTGCAAGAATCTTTGCATCATCACAATTTGCAAACCCTTCTTCGTCTGCAAAGTCCATGCTACTTGTGTAGTACATAGTTGCATAGTCTGGATCGATATTGTGAGTATCCATCACATATTTGAAACCTTTTGCAGTTTTGATGTTTCCAGCAATCAAGTTTCCAGCACCCTTGTAAATCTCAAGTCCACCGTTGTTCGCACTGATAAAAATTGTTTTCTCTGTCATAATTAAGTTCCTCTCTCATTGACTATACATATACTATAACTTGTTTTCACAACAAAGTCAAGGCAATTCGCTAAAAAAGGCCAAAAAAAATCCCTGTAAAAACAGGGACTTAAAAAATAATTTAATCTTTTTTTATTTTATCTTCGCCAACCATCTCTGGGAATGTCGATTCCACGAGCGATATTACCTATATCACCACGAGAAATGCCCATATCATTCAACTCTCTGTCTGTTAGACTTGAAAGTTGATTATATGTATTCCTGTCAAAAGTTGGGGTAACGCATGTTTTGAAGTTGTTGTATAAATCTGCAACAACCTCACAGAATGCACAGTAAGTTCGTGTAAGTACAGTCATTATCTTTTCAGCCTTTCCAAATCAATCATCAAATTTTTTGCTTCTTTGTGATATCCTTGTCGAGATAGTTCAGCAGCTGCTCTTGCAGTTCCTACTATCTCAGCATGATGGACAATGCTATCCCATACCTTACTTACTATGTGTGCAACCTTATCACATATGTGACAAGTTTCTTGATAAGTGTGTTTCAACACCAATCCTATAGACATTTTTCTGTTCTCCTTTGCTTCATAAGCATTACGTTATTATAAAACGACATAACATCTTCGTCTTGGAGATGTTTAACTTCATTACTGTATTCAGTACGAATCCAGCGAACGATGTCGTTTTTAGGCGGTTTGTTTGGAAACATCTTTGCAAACCATTGAAAATTAGCCATCTTCTTCTCCTGTTATATTGTTTAAGTTACGAACAAACCACGCTCACAAAAGCACTTGCCCTCTATACTACGAGAACAAAATTTTGAACTTCTTCCGTGGGGGGGTCTATTCGCACATATTTATACAACTAGGGCAGTAGCTATGCCACTTTTATTAGTGTTTATTTGGAATAGTCGTTATGCGTCTGAGGAAACAGTGCCTCTTTTAGAATTTTTGATGAACCTACTCTGACATTAATAATACCATTATAGTATTCATCGGTAAGTAAGACTTCCCTGTCAAACTGTTCCTTTGCTTCTAGGTAACTTAATGCACCTCTACTATCACAATAGTGTAGAATTTCTCGTGTGAAATTCTCCTCACCCAATTCTAAAACATCTGCATTTAGATAATCTGAAGAACCCCAATAGGTTCTCCAATCACTCTCTTTAGTAGAACGTCTTTTGTTCTTCCTACCTTTGAGTGGTGGCTTGGTAACTTTAAACCTTGCGAGTTTCTTACCAATATATTTTTTATTGTTAGTTAAGTTTGTGATAAGATAAACGAACCCCTCACAATCAAGTGGGAGTTCGTTTACTTGTTCACCTTGGAATGTCCACATAGTTACTCATCTTCGTCAAAATCTTCTAGATCATCTTCGTTATCTATATTTAGACTATCGCCACAAAAGGGGCAATGAGCAATTGGATAGAACCGTTCTTCCATATCGTGTTGTATTTTAAAGACTGCATCACAGCCTTCGCATGTAATTATTTTTATCATTAGGCAACTTGCGTTTCGTAGACATCATCCCACTTACCTGTTAATCCAGCAACCTCATATTCAGTTACTCGATTTTCAAAGAAGTTAGTATGGTCTGCACCGTTAAGTACCCATTCTAACCACGGCAATGGATTGTCCTTTACTTTAAAGTTAGGTTTCATCCCCAATTGAAGTAATCTTCTATCAGTGATATACCTTATATATGTCTTTACATCTGCGGCTGCTAAACCTTCAATGTCACCAAGTTGGTATGCCAAGTCAATAAATTTATCTTCTAACTTAACTGCCTGTCTTGCCATTTCATATATGTGACCTTTGAATTCATCATCAACAATACGAGGATGTTCTGCACAATATGCTTTAAAGAGTTTTGACACACCTTCAACATGGATTGATTCATCACGAATACTCCACTCAACAACTTTGCCCATACCCTTCATCTTACCATAACGCTGAAAATTCAACAACATTACGAACGATGCAAATAGAGCGACACCTTCATTCATCACTGCCTTTGCAAGTGACAATCCAAGTCCACGAACAGTATTCGGGTCACTGTCCATCATAAACTCAATCTTATCTGTCATCTCTTGATATTCTAGAAAGGCATGATACTCGGCATCAGATAACCCAAGTGTCTCATTAAGAAGTGCATATGCACGTTGATGAATACCTTCTCTAGTTGCAAACGAACCGAGCATATTGCGTACTTCGTTGTTTTTAAATTTAGGTATGAATTGGTCAAAATAGTTCTGTCCTACTGCTACATCAGACTGTGTAAACAGTCTTAGAATGTTTGTTATGTATTCTCGTTCTACTAGTGAGGTTTTACCAGACTTCCAATCTGAAACATCTTCAGACAAATCAAGTTCATCTTCAATCCAGTGAACCTTCTCGTGTCTTGTTGTAATCTCTACTGCCCAAGGATAGTGGAATGGTTTGTAAGTTTCTGAAAACTCCATCAACCCACCACCTTTCTTTTTTACAAACTTCTCTGCGACTTTCATAAAGTCATCATATGTACCAATCAGTTTATCATCAATAAAGATTTGTGGAACTGAACGTGCATTAGGAACACGCTGATAGAATGCAAGGCGCTCTTCCTCATTATCCATCTTATGTTCTGTATACTCATACCCATGTGAATCAAACCAATGTCTTGCTTTGTCGCAAAATGGACAATGTGATTTACTATAAATTTCTACTTTCATTTAACTACTTCTCCTATTATTAGTTTAACCTTGACATGCAACGCATTCGTCTTGTGACTCTGCATCCATAGTTTGTGTTTCGTAATCTTTCAATTGGTCACGAGCAATTTTCTCTGAGACATTCTCTGCACGTTGTGAAGTTTCAGTTCTTAGATAGTACAGACCTTTAGTTCCTAACTTCCATGCAGCGAAATGACTTCTGTGCAATTCTTTCTTATCTGCACCAGCAGGGAAAAATAGGTTTAGTGATTGTCCTTGACATAAGAACTCTTGTCTATCTGCAGCCTGTTCGACTAGAACTAATTGGTCAAGTTCGATTGCAGTTTTAAATACCTCTTTAATTTTATCTGATAAGAAATCCAAATGTTGTATAGAACCACCCCTAGTAATAATATCAGACCATACTTTGTCTGTATTCTTCTTTGCTTTCTTCAGTTCTTGCTCTAGATACTTGTTTTTCACCAAGTGTGAACCAGCACGAGTACGATGTGTGTATGCATTCGCCTTCATAGGTTCAATAGATGGTGAAGTACCACAGATAATAGAACTGTTTGCGTTAGGAGCAATTGCAAGTAGATGTGCATTACGTCTACCTGTTCCACGCATGTCTGGTGCTTCTCCACGTTCAAGTCCAAGTTGAATTGATTCTTGATGTGCCTGTTCTTTAATTGTTCTGAAAACATCCCAATTCAGTTCTCTTGCTTCATGTGAATCAAAAGCAATTCTCTTACTGTGTAAAAGTGAATGCCAACCCATTGCACCTAGTCCAAGACTACGTTCTTGAGTTGCAGAATATCTAGCACGAGAAATCTCATCACCAGCATTATCAATAAAGAATTGTAATACGTTATCTAAGAAACGAGTCAAATCTTTAATTAATGTGGAGTCTTTCCATTCGTCAAACTTCTCTAAGTTAACAGATGACAAACAACAAACAGCTGTTCTATCTTCTGAAGTTGGTAGGTGAATTTCATTACACAAATTAGAACCGTGTATCTTTAGTCCTTTTGCTTTCATTGTATGTGGTAATGCTCTATTCGCAGTATCAATGAAATTTAGATATGGTTCACCTGTACGATACCGTGTCTCTAAAATTTGTTGCCAAAGAGTACGAGCAGGAATAGATTCACGAACACTATTGTCATGTGGGTCTTTCAAGTCCCAAATCTCTCCTCTTTCAACAGCACGCATAAAATCATCTGTGATGTTGATAGCATGGTGTAGATTAAGGTTTTTACGATTAACGTCACCAGTTGGTACACGCATGTTTAGAAATTCAATTAAGTCTGGGTGTGCAACATCAATGTATGCTGCATATGAACCCTTACGAGTTTTACCTTGACGATATGCAGTCATGTCTGCATCTACCGTATGAAGGAATGGCATTGGGCCTGGCGCTTTATCAGAGATTGCACGAACATCACTCCAGTGTCCACCAACTCCACCACCCTTAACTGACAACCAACGCAACTCAGCAGTGTGGTCGATTAGTCCTTCTAATGAATCTGGAACATATGTTAAGAAACATGAAATAGGTAATGCCTTTGCTTTCTGCCCAGGCAATGGTGCATTTGATAATACTGGTGATGCAAACATAAACCAACCCTTAGATACTGCATCATAAACTCTTTGTGCAAGTTCTAAGTCACCATTGCAATAAGCAACAGATGCTCTTGCATATGCTTCTTGAGGTGAATTTTCGGTTTCTGTACAATAATAATCCTTGAGTAGCTTATATGCTTGTTCTGATAAATCTTTGTCTCTTGTTGTGTCAATTTGTATGCCGAGGTGGTCAAGACCAGTTTCCTCAGCACTTGGGAATGTTACTACGTTCTCAAGGGCCATGTTTGCGTTCTCCTGCTGGGTTATATTTTTTTCCAAGAATTGAAAACAGTTTTTGCCTGCAATCCTTTATGGGTGTTAGTATGTATAATGTTTGAAACTTCTGCTTCTGATAAACCAGAAAGAATCATGTCGTTAATGTCTTTTTCTAAAATACCCTGTGGCCAAATACAAACGGAGTATCCTTCATCGATACACCTTTCTATTTGTTTACAGACCTGTTCATTGCGAGGTTCGTTATCTGGAACGAGTACCGCATTGTCTTTGAACTGGGGAACACGCAAATCACTTTGAGCAACTGCGATACAGTTCTTTAGAAAGAGACTGTCGATAGGGCCTTCAACAACATATATTGTTTTGTTCTTGTCAACCTTATCTAATCCAAAAATCTTAGGATGTTCTTTGTCCAAGATTATAGTAATATATTTTTGGGGTTCATCCCCAAATGCCCGTCCTTGAAATGCAAAGACCTCTCCATCCTCTTTTCGAAATGGTATTAACATCCTTGGATGATCACCATCTAGTGAGGGGAACTTATTCTTTACATGTCCGTTGACGTATTCAAAAAACTTTGGACAGAAATATATATCATTCCACAGCTCTTCGCTGATGCATCTATCCAATAAAAATTTGGTAGCAGGATGATTTTTTTCTAACTGTGCAAAGGAATCGAGTTTCAGTGACTTGCGAAACACAGGTTTCTTAAACTTGAAGTCAGGCGTCTTAATGCCTGCTCCTGGCGTCTTATCACCTCGACCATTGGAAGTAAGACCTTCCTTATACCTTTCTAGTACATATTCTTTGTGTAAATTTGAATCTACATGTTCTATCAGTTTTGATAGACTAGTACCCATAGCACAGTTGTGACACTTATAGAAAAGGTCATTCTTTGTTCTGTAAACAAAACCTCTCGCCTTCGTCTTTATCTTGGACGAATCACCACAATATGGACAACTGAATTGCCACAGGTAATCTGTCTTTCGTTTAAAGTTTCGTAGACGAACTGATATAAGGGATATGTACTTAAAGTCAATATAATTCATAATATATAATATACAGGAAGTTGGCCTGTAAGTCAATAGATTTTTACATTATAGTAGGTGAATTATTTCTGTAAGTGCAAAACCTACGACTATTGAGCCACCTATGATAAGGTATCTCCATTTTTCTAAAACACCAATTCTATTAGTTATTTCTTCTCGTAGAGCAGTAAACTGTTCAGTCTCTTTCTTTTGATGTTCTTCCATAGCAATATGAAGTCTACGTTCCAT